GGCGAAAGAGACTCAGCAGCCCACTCCATCGCATTGATGTGTGGGCTAAGCAATACATATATTAATATATATATCGCCGAGTCGCGCTTTTAAAGTTGTGACTCATAAAAACCTGTGCGGGTTAAACCGCGCAGGGAAAATTAGAGTAAAAACTTTAAGTTTGTAGCGCGACTTTTTAATTCATTAAAAATGAATCTCACCTTCAGTCACCGAAGGAGATTTGTTTACTGTACAAATCTTTAAAAAACAGTATTTATTATTAAGTAAGTTTAATCTTACTGATCTTGTTGACCCTAAGCATTTGGGTCGGATGGTGCATAATACATAATCGGTACTCCTGTATAAAAGAATAACGAAAAATCATCACCAACAGCGTTGTAATCCAAGAAAGAAGGACCACTTGGGTTATCAACCGTAGCGGCAACTTGCAAAATATTAGAATAATTCTTTTCCAATCCAACTCCAAAATTAGGTTGGTTAGATTTCGCTGGAATAAAACGTTCTGGATGATGATACGGAAATTCAACTTCCATGGTAGGATTACTGGTAGTGGGTGTGATATTCATACCAGCAAAACCACTATTGAACCAACGTAAATTATCTCCAGCAATATAATCAGGAGTATCATTCGTGAGTAATGGTGCTGAAAATTCAGTAGGCGGAACACCGGGTCGAGCCAAACGAGTTGAACTCATTAGACCTGTTCGTCGAAAATTATGATTATAACTAACGACTTTCCGTCTCAAACCACCTCTCCATCCTTCATAACAGGGTGTAAAGTGATTTGTCACCGTATGCTTATAAAAGTTATATGGTGTAACTCCTGCTGTATGAATTCCATTAGGGGCATAACCTCTGTAAAGAGGAAAATTCATTGATGTTCGACTATACAAGAAATGACCCGCACCTGGTGGGCATCCATATGTAGTGGTTAAAGAATATCTTTTAAGCAAAGCTCGAATAGATGTAATTTTTTCACCAAAACAAATTGAATTCAATCCATCAGAAGGATCAATGGAAGCGCCCATAATAGGCATAGCTTGTTCTCCCATAGGACGAGAAGGTTCTTCTGTTTCTTCAGTATCTGGTGCAATAAGTGTATTACCAGACTGAGGACGCAAAGGAGTATCTTTATCTTCCTTTTCAGCGCCCTTAAGAGCAGCGTCCGAAACAACAGGTGTAGGAAAATATACCAATTTTTCCATGTATTCATCTGTAGGATTGGCGAATTCCATATCATCGCCGCAAGACACAAAAACATTCACTTGAATATCATTGTTAATTGCTGAATTGGGTACTGTAAGATCATTCAGTATCCAAACAGACAATTGTCCATTTTGTATGCTAGGTGTGGCATCCGGAAAAGGCAAATCGAAATTA